AGTGGTAGTTGCAGTGCACGTGCTGGTTACATCAGTTGTCAAACTTTCACCAGGAAAGTTTCTTTGTTTTAGCACAAAGTTTATTGTCTGATCTGAACCTCCGTCTCCTGTAAATTTAATATCAGGAATAATTCTACTAATTGATTGAAATTGGTCTCCGTTGCCTAATTCAAAGTCACTGGATTCTATAAAAACGTTATCCATAGGAGAACCGTCATCATCGTTACCTGTTTCATGATTGTATAAATAACCCACGTTGCTGGTCGTGTAAGTGGCCATAGGACTATCGAATATACCTTGATCTATCCATGCGCTTCTGGTGAGTTGACCTATCGTCCAAGTGTTATCTTCATAATTGTAAACCACGTATCGGTCTATAGCTGTAGCACTTCCTGAACAATAGAACCAGCCAACTTCATCAAATTCTTTATTTACAAAAGCGAAAACTTGAAAAGCTTGGCTTTCATTAAGGTCGCTAAACACGTAGTTTTGAACAGTGCACGGTATATCTTGCACAGAACCGTTGTACGTATAAAAACCTTTTTTATCCATCCAAAAAATACCTTTGGGCGTATTAACAGCTCCGTTTGGAGAAATAAGGCCAACACCTTCATTTACCAAATTTATTCCAAATGTAAAAGGCTGGCCTATAAAGCTCATGGAATATAAAGCCGTGTCAGTCCAAATTAACGTTTCTTGTCTAGCTCTTAACGCTCCTATAATTTGAGAACCAGCGGACAAACGCAAAGACCCAGCTGTATTAGTAGATAACGGTTCCCACTCTGTAACGTTTTCTTGGTCACTCCAAGCGACCAGCATTGGATCTATATTTCCTGACCTAGAGCTGCCTGATATAGGGTCGGCTCCTAGACATATAACGTGTCTATCTACATCACTGACTAATACTTGTAACGCTTTTGTTGGTGTCAGGTTTGCTCCTGCTAAATCCGATAAAGCCACTGCTCTAGTGGTTCCTAAAGTAGCTGCGCTTATGTCGTAATAAAACACACCGCCCGCTCTGACGTTCATAACCAAATCTTCACCAAAATTATCGTGTGACCATAATCTTAATTGGTTAGCAGCTGTAATTGCTGTAGAGGATCCCCAAGCTCCTGCTCCCCACGTACCGACTCCCCAACCTGTAGATTCAACGTAAACGTCTAAGCCTACGTTAATTTGATAAGCACCAACAACAGAACTTCCTCCATTGCCTGTATCACTAGCATTTGCAGTTACAGTTGCGTCCGAAGTATCTTTTGCCGTAATCGTATAACTATTAGCATTAACAATAGTTGCTATTTGATATTCTTGATTTAATACTGCAGCGGTTATATTTCCGCCAAGCGTAGCTGCCCCAGAAAAAGTTACAAAATCATTTTGTTGTGCTCCATGAGCTGTGTCAGTTACTGTGAGTGTAGAACTTCCGTTAGTGGCTGAAAACGTAACGTCTCCTGCAGCGGTTGTTAATCTTATCGGTGTAATGTCATAAAAGTTATCGCCTTCTTTTAAATAATATTTCCAAGTAGCTCCTAAACCAAGATATTTAGTTAAGGATAAATCTACCCAAGCATGCAAAGCTCGAACGGTTGATTTATAAGTATTTGAAGTAGCTTTGGCCCAGCCACCTATTTTTTCTGGCAGTCCTTTACGAAATCTAACAAGATTAGCATTAAACCAGCCTCCACTATTAGAGTAGTCGGTTCCTTCTTGATTGATTCCTGGTCGAAATATAAATTTTTCTAGTGCCATTACTCATTTATATTAGCTTATCTATTCCCAAAGAAGCAGCTGTTAGACCATACAATCCCCACATAATATATTCAAGTCTTCTAAACTTAGCAGATCCTTCATCTAATCTTTTCTCTATATTTTCATAGCGAATAGCACACTCTTTTTCGTGTGTGCTTATTTGATGTATTGCGTCTTTAGCTGTAGCCATTATTTTTTCTTTTTAGGTCGGCCTCTTTTTTTCTTTTTAACTTTAACTGTTTTATATGCTTCGTTTACGTTAGGAGTAGACTTATCGTCTGCTACAAATTTGCCTTCTTCAGTTCTAGCTCTTACAGTTTTTTCTTCTACGCCTCTAACCTTTTGCCAAAACTTTTTTACAAAGTTGAAATAAGAGTCTGGTAGCCACCTCATTGTTTTGCCTCTTCTTCTTTTAAAACTTCGTCTGCTACTTCTTTTGTTGATTCAATCAAAGCATTTTCGTGAAACTGTAAAGACGGTAATAAATCATCTATTTCAAATTGATGATTACCAATTTTATTACGCAAACTAATTATATGTTTCTGATGATGTAACTGTTGTGGTGTTAAATCAGATACTTTTATTTCTTTATCGTCTATAAAGACTACGGCTTCTTCGGACATTATTGCACCTCCTTAGGTGATAGTTGTTGCGCATCCCAACAATTTAAGTTGGAAGCGATAGTTCGTCTTTCGCCTTCGCCTTTAAAGGGAAAAACCATGTGTTGTAACCAAGAAGGGAAAACCATTAGTTTTCCTACCTCTGGTGTTATTGTGACTAATTGTGCTGGTTTTAATCTTTCGGAATCCAGAGTTGATGTTTGTCCATAAGAAAACATAATACAGCCATCTGAATGTCCGCTTTCATTATATAAAGAGTACGTTGGTGAGGTAGCATTAGTTCTACCTATTTGCTCTGGAACTTTAGTCCAAGCGGTTGTAGATAAACCCATAACAGTTTTAGTGCCATGATCGTGTATTGGATTATAATCTCCATCGTAACTATGTACTGACCAAGTTTCGTCTGTTTCTACTTGTTTTGGTCCAATTACTTTATTACCAGCACTAGCATAGTAATTGATGTAATCTGCGCCAAGATTGCAAATAAACTGCGTATATTCTGCTAATCTTTCGTCTGTATGGTCCAGTAGTAATTGTTCACCTTGGTGTATTTGTCCAACCAACGTAGGTGCTAATGATTTGCGATCTTCTTTTTTTCTGTATTCGTCTATATAGTCGTTGACAGAATCAATCATACTTTCAGGCATAGTGGTTTCCATAACGTAAACCGCTGGCAAAGGTATCATTCTTACCTCTTGTTCTTGCATAGATTTATGGTTTGTATGCTTTTGCTTTTGTAACTGCTGCTTGGATTCCTGTTAAATCTTTAGAACCATAATCAGCAAATTCTAAGCCGTACTCTAAATAACCACTTGTGCGTAAAACCTTTTCTTGTTTTTCAGCGTTGGTTAAATCGTTTGCATACTCATTGCTATCATCTAATGTATTATCAATAACAGTAATCATACCGACCATTGCGTTATACATTTTATTTTTTTCATCAGCTGTTCTAGCCATATTATTCTCCGTTTAATTAACTTTCTAATGCTTCGATTCTAGCAGTCAAAGCATCTATTTTATCGTCAGCTTCTTGCAAAGCTTTAACTAGAATAGGTATTAAAGCTGCTTCTGCTAGTTCTTGCGCTCCATCTTCTCTAACATCCCAGAGCTTAAATCCATCTTTAATGCTACTGTCAGCATCTATAGCTGCTTTAACTTCTTGAGCTATAAAGCCGTGGTTAGTGTTAGAGTTTTTGAAGACTTCGGTTGAGTCAGCTTTATAGGCGTTAAAGGTTTCAGGTAATTCGCCAAGAGTCTTGTACTTGAAGGTACGGGGCTGTAAAGCATTGATGAAACTAAGACCTGCTGTAGAGTCTACGATGTCTTTCTTGTAGCGTTCGTCAGATACTGCTGCCCAAGTTGCTGTACCATGTGCAGCTCTAATTTCACTAGTGCTATACCCTAAAGTTGTATAATCACTAGCACCAGAAACATGAGCCCCTATGACATTACATCTGTTATTGCCAGATGCTCCAACATCAGCTCCATACCCTAAAACAGTATTTTCATCACCTGTTGTTATAGTATCACCAGCTGATGCTCCTAAAAAAGTATTCCCTACGCCTGAGGATACTGCTATACCAGAGTCAAATCCAACCGATGTATTAAAAGAGTCGGTAGATGTGGCAAAGTTTTGCACCTTTAAAGCACCAGCACCTATTGCAACTGATTTATTACCTTTGGTATCTCCACTTAAAGCTAAATAACCAAAAGCGGTGTTAAGGTCGGCATCATTAAGAGCGTCACCAGTAGCACTTCCTACTAAGGTGTTTTTTACTCCTGTGGTTATATTAGCACCAGCTGTGTAGCCCAACGCTGTGTTGTGAGAATCAGTTGCTGTTGTAAAGTTTTGGTCTTGTAACGCTAAATAACCAACAGCCGTTGATTTAGTACCTAAAGTGTCGCTACTTAATGCTCCATATCCTACTATCGTATTATTGTCTGAGTCTGTAAGAGCATCACCAGCTAGTCCGCCTATAATAACATTTGATTCTCCTGTCGTTACAGCATCACCCGCTTTATACCCTACTGCTACATTATAGTTATTGGTTACAGTAGTAAAATTTTGTGAATCTAATGCACCTGTTCCGATAGCTACGGCTCTACCGCCTTTTGTATCTGTGGTCAAAGCAAGATAGCCTATTGCTATATTATTGTTTCCTTCGGTTAAAGCATCTCCAGCTAGACCACCCATAATTGAGTTTTGTGCGCCTGTTGTCATGCCAGCACCCGCAGCATGACCAATTCCTATATTATAAGCATTTGCTGCGGTAGTATTGTTCTGAGCAAGCAAAGCTGCGTAACCTATAGCAACACTTCTACTTCCCAAAGTTTCAGAACCTAAAGCCGAGTAACCTACCGCTACGTTAAAGTCAGCGTCAGTCAAAGCGTCACCAGCAAGTCCGCCTATGATTGTATTATTTGTACCTGTGGTTATTAATGCACCAGCTGTAAAGCCTACCGCTACGTTATATGCGTCTGTAGATGTAGCAAAGTTTTGTGTTTTTAATGCTTGTGTTCCTAAAGCAACATTCCTATCGCCTAATGTGTCAGCAGATAGAGCCTCGTACCCAAAAGCGACATTGTTGTTTCCAGTGATTAAAGCATCGCCAGCAAGCCCTCCTACTAAAGTGTTTAAAGTACCTGTGGTTATTGCTTGACCAGCACCAAAGCCAATGCCGATGTTGTAGTTATTTGTTGCAGTAGTAAAGTTTTGAGTCAGTAAAGCATTTCTGCCAACTGCAACTGCACGACTACCTAATGTGTCTCCTCCTAAAGCCGATGTACCGACTGCTACATTATAGTCTGCATCAGTAAGAGCATCACCAGCAAGACCACCTATAATGGTGTTTTGAGTCCCTGTGGTTATTTGGTTTCCTGCATTATACCCTACAGCTGCATTATAATTGTCTGTGTTTGTTGCAAAGTTTTGAACTGAAAGCGCACCATAACCAAGAGCAACTGCATTGTCACCTTTGGTATCGCTAGATAAAGTGGCATATCCAAGAGAGGTATTTCTGACACCTGTGTCAAATGCATCGCCCGACAGTCCTCCTATTAAAGTGTTTAGATTACCACTCGTTAATGATGTTCCAGCAAGAGTGCCTATAGCTGTATTGTAGTTTTCTGCATCATTGTTAAGAGTCTTTAGTGCTTGATAGCCTACAGCAACAGAACTTTTACCTGTATCTTCGGTTGCAAGAGCCTCAAACCCAATAGCCACGTTCTTATCACCAGTAGTTATTGCTGTACCAGCTTCATCACCGACAACCACGTTGTAATTACCGCCAGATGCAATACTGTTACCAGCGTTGACACCAGCTCGGAAGTTACTTGTTCCAGCTGTAGATGTTTGTAATGTTCCTCCAGTCGATTGAATAATTAAGTCTCCAGTACTATTTATGCGGAGTGCTTCCGTTGTACTACCGCCACTAGGCTGTGTAAAAAAAGCTATGTCGGAACCAGTGGAGCTGTCGTATGTTAAAAATCTAGCTAAGTTTGTTGACCAATCAATTAGCAACCCTTCTGAGATACTAGCGCCCGCTGCACCATTTATTTCAATAGCTGCACTAGCAGTTAAAAGGCCATCTACATCTACAACATCAAGGTTTGCAGTTCCGTTGACATCTATAGAACCTTCTAAGTCTATATCACCATTTACAATAAGATCATCTGTAACTGTTAAATCATCTTCTACTTTCAGATCTACAACATTCAGACTAGCAAAAGCATCAACAACTGCTGCTCCTGAACCAGCACCATCCAAGTAAACTGCTTTAACATCTCCTGGAGGAATAGTTATGTTAGCTCCAGAACCTTGTGAAATTATTATGTTTTGAGAACCACTTGTGCCATTTTCTATGAATTGCATCCTTTTCATAGTGTTTGGTCCAATTGTAATCGTACAGGCCGAGTCTAGCGTTCCTGTATATTTAAGATACATAGCCCTACCAGCATCAGAACTACCGTCTGCTACTGTAGTAGTATGTGTATCTGCGTTAGTAGTGATTGCTTCTGTACCAAAGCCTAAAGCTTCTCCAATCAACTCCAAGTTGGTATTTGTACTTGTTCCCCAAGTTCCTGACTCATCACCAGTAGCTATTTCTTTTAATCTTAAATTATTTACATAAGTAGCCATTTATATCTCCGTTCAATTGATTATATTACCTTTCTTTTCTACTGTTAAGCAACTTCTTCCCATCCTGGATCTTGTGCATCGTTTACACCAGTCCAAGTTGGCTCTTGTGTATCAGTAACACCTGTCCAATTTGGATCTTGTGCATCGTCTATTGGTCCCCAAACCAGTATTTGACTTATCGCTCCTGTGGCTTCAACACCTGTTGGAATAACAACAGCAGCAGCGTCAACAGTTACCGTTCCAATTTCTCCTGTAGCTTCAACACCTGTGACACTAAATA